GTGATGCCAAGACAAGCCATCTGGTGTCAGAGTGGGCATTGAAGCCGACCGCACCTAAGGCACACGCAATGATTATGGACTTGAACGGTTCATAGTAAAACTGCGGGGGCGGGCACCTGCCCCCTCTATCTCATAAGAGAAAAACAGGAAACGAGGCCTATACACAGACCCACGCACAAAAAAAGATGTGTACATGAACCAGCACAGTGACGGATCAACTGTCATTGAGACGACCCAGAGGTTCGACGGACTAATCAAGCTGAACAAGCAGATGAACAACGACTATCGCGCCAACGCTACAGTGAACACGCAGCGTCATATACAGCATGTGGCGGAAATACCAAATGTCGTGTATAATCACCTTTTAGAGAAGCTAGGCCCGCCTGCTCAAAATCCAAAGGGCTGGAAGGCTTGGCTTAATAATAGCGAAAACCGAGACTTCAGGACAGGCGGCGGAAACGTATAATGGCAATTGCGACCTACACAGATTTGCAGACATCCATAGCCAACTTCTTGGCGCGTGACGATTTGACCGCGCAAATTCCTGACTTCATTGCTTTGGCTGAGGGCCGAATGAGCCGAGAACTTGAGACACGCGATCAGGAGAAAAGGTCAACGGCTACATTAGTTGCGGGTGACGAATATATTTCTCTGCCAACTGACATGCGCGAAATCCGGGAAGTAAAGCTGAACACCTCGCCGATTACTGTTTTAAAATACTACAGCCCTGTGGCTTTAGACGAGCAGTACGCATCAGCCGGAAACGGCAAGCCGAAGGGATTTAGCATTGTTGGCGCTGAAATGAAGTTTCGCCCAATACCTGATTCAGGTTATCAGGCGGAAATTATTTACATTGGAAGTATTCAGGCTTTGTCTGCGTCAAATACAACAAACAACATTTTGACGCGGTCGCCAGATGCCTACTTATATGGCTCTCTCGCAGAGGCTTATGCGTATCTTCTTGATGAGACAAGAGCGGCTCAATATATGACTCGCTTTGAAAAAGCCCTTCAGGAAATAAAAATTGACGAGCAGCGCTCTCATTATGGAACCGGAAGTTTACAAATAAGCAGTATTTATCAGCGCCAATCGCAGGCAGCGGGGACTTAAACTATGAGCGCAATGTCAGATTATCTTGAGAACGAAATCTTAGACCATATCCTTGGAACTGGCGCATACACAATGCCGTCAACGGTTTACATTGGACTGTCTACTGGTTCATTTGGCGATGACAACAGTGGCACTGAACTAAGCGGAAACGGTTACGCAAGGCAGTTAGTTGCGTTTGATGCGGCGGTGTCTGGCACTGCTGACAATACTGGAGCAATTGAGTTTTCTGCTGCTACGGCAAGCTGGGGTACTGTCTCACATTTTGGTTTGTTTGACGCTAGCACTGGTGGCAATTTATTAATTCACGGCGTTTTTGCGGTTTCCAAATTAATTGATAGTGGTGACATATTAAAAATAGCTGCTGGAAAACTAGACATTACGGCGGCTTAGAGTAGCCAATGGCAACTAATAACCCCACCCTCGAACAGCTAACAGGCAGCTTAGATAGCCTTCCTGACAGCCTAGACAATTTAGATGCTCTGCCTTGGTGTAACCCAACACTTGAGCAATTAGACGGCTGGGGTAGTTTAGAGTACATAGCCAGCTTTGGTTATACATTAGAGCAATTAGATAATTCGGACAGATTGTGTGTCGTTGTTGCAAGTGGCAGCGCATCAATTGAATTGTCAACTGCTGCTGAAATACAGCTTCCTAAATTTGTAGAGGCTTCTGAATCTATATCTCTAGCTACTGATGCTGATGCAAATGCTATTTTCGCTGCTGATGCAAGTCTAATAGCGTCAATTACAGCAGTATCTGACGGTCACGTTTTGGGCGAAGACTGGAGTGATGTAGCGGCTGGCACAGAAATTTGGACTGATGTTGTTGTTGGCTCAGAGGTTTGGGCAAATGTTCCTGTTGGCAATGAGGTTTGGGCAAGGCAATGATAGAACTAGGCGAGTGGCTTCCAGATCAAGCTGACATAATGAACCCCGGCGTGACTGTAGCGACAAACGTTCTGCCAGCGTTGAAAGGCTATCACTCTATGAGCGATTTTGTGCCTTACTCAAACGCAGCTACTGGCACGATTAAAGGCATCTTTGCGGCAAAGGATACTGCTTCAAACACAAAGCTGTTTGCTGGTGATGCCACAAAACTTTACCTGCACAACGCCACAACAAACAATTTAGATGACATTAGTAAGGTTGGTGGTTACACGCTAACCAACAGCGAGAAGTGGCGTTTTGTTCAGTTTGGCAATTACGCAATTTGCTCTGGCGGCATTGGTGAGACGTTGCAGTCCTTTCAAGTGGGGTCAAGCTCGGTATTTGCAGACCTAACAAATGCGCCGAAGTCTGATTTTCTTGCTGTAGTGCGTGACTTTGTTTGGACGGCAAACGTGGACACTGGGTCAGGTCGGATACCTTACCGCTGTCAGTGGTCTGGATTTAACGACATCACAAGTTGGACGCCCGGAGTGGATCAGGCTGATTTTCAAGACCTTCCAGACTCTGGCGCAATCACTGGCCTAGTTGGTGGAGAATACTGCACAATCCTAACAGAGAGGGCTGTCTACCGAGCCACATACACAGGGCCGCCACTTATCTGGCAGTTTGACAAGGTTGTGTCTGAGCGTGGGTGCGCCTTTAGCGGTTCTGTCTGCAATAGCGGCAATTTAGTATTTTTCTTGGCTTCAGATGGGTTTTACGCATTTGACGGCCAGAAAACATCTCCTATTGGCTCAGAGCGCGTGAACGAATTTTTCCTCAAAGACTTTGACAGTAATTATGATTATCGGCTCACGGCCAGCGTAGACCCACTGAACGAAGTGGCTATGTGGAGTTACACAAGCACACAGTCTCCCACAGGTCAGCCAGACAAAATTATTATGTATAACTATGTTTTGAATAAGTGGTCTTTGGCTGAGATAGAGGCTGATTTGTTAGCTCCGCTTTTTTCTTCTGGCTATACTGTTGAAGGCTTGGATAATTTGTCTGCCACAATAGACGGATTATCTAGCCAGTTAGATAGCCGTTTTTTCAAGGGTGGACAGTATTTCTTTGGTGGGGCTTACGGCGACAAAATTTACACATTTAGTGGCGCACCGATTGTTGGCACAATTGAGACTGGCGAAGCCCCACTTAGTATGGGAAAACACTCGATTGTTACTAGGGCTTATCCTTATTACGAAAACGGTGATGTGACTGTAGCTGTTGGCACAAGAGACACGCAGACGGCAACTCACTCTTACGGTACCGCAACAGCGCCTAATGATGATGGATTTGTGCCTTTGAGGTCACAGGGTCGGTATCACAGGGCAAAGCTGGTTTTGTCAAACGGTTGGAGTAAAGTTATCGGCCTAGACGTTGAAGCTAGAGGCATTGGCAGGCGATGACAGTAGAGCAGCGCAAAGCAAACTTTCGTACGCTAAACCCAATCACGGCAACAACCCGCGAAATTTCTGAGGTTCTTAATAGAACAATAAATGGCGGTTTAAACAGTATTGGGTATGTCACTCTTAGCGCGAACTCTACTGAGACAACCGTATCTGAGCCTAGATACAGCACGGAAAGCCTAGTATTTTTTACTGGTGTCGATCACGACCCTTGGCACCATAATCCATATGTAAAAGGAACAAGCACCAATGGCACAATGGTCATCGGACACGATAATCAAGGACACACCGCTGATTTCGCCTACCTTATTATCGGCTGAAGACAAACTGAAAGAGAAGTTTGAGAAACACCGCAAATACATTGCGGATGCGCTTGAATACTCCGGCGGCACGCACTCAATCGACGATGTGTACCAAGCCCTCGCGGTTGGCGAGGCACAGTTACATCCGCTGGAAAAGTCGTGTATTATAACCGAAGTTGTTGACTACCCCAGCCTAACCGTGTGCCGAATCTGGCTTGCAGGCGGTGACTTAAATGAGCTGGTTGAGGCTGAGAAGTCTATTGCAGTTTGGGCTAAGGCTCAGGGCTGCGACGCGATGGAGATCAATGGCCGAAAGGGCTGGCAGAGACAACTGAAAGATTACACCGCAACGTCGGTGATTTTGACAAAGGATTTAAGAGATGAGTAAAGGCGGCGGTGGAGACACCAGACAAATCACGCAGACGACAGCGGCACCAGCTTACGCCCAACCGTTTTTGGAGTTTGGTTTATCTGAGGCCAAAAACCTTTATGAAAACCAGCCCACATATTACCCCGGTCAGACCACTGTTGGCTTTTCCCCAGAAAGCGAAATGGCACTTTCCGGCACTCGCCAGATGGCAATTGATGGATCGCCGTTTATTGGTGCGACGCAAGACGTTGTGATGCAAAACCTGATGGGTACTAACCCCTTAATGAGTGCCGCGTTCCGCCCTGTTGTTGAGCAAATGGAGGCAAGAGCCTCTAAGGCTGGCCGTTATGGCTCTGGTTATGAGCAAGGCGCTTTAGGCGCTGCGTTGGCCCCTATGGCTTATCAAGCGCAGCAAGCGGCCATTGCTCAGGCCCCGGCAGCGCGTGAGTTTGGCTTTGCTGACCTTAATACCCTTGCCGGTGTAGGCGGCGCGCGTGAGGCTCAGTCTATGGCTGAGTTGCAAGCTGACATTGACCGATACGACTTTGAGCAAAACGCGCCTATTACGGCTCTGGCAAACTATATGGCTGCCGTTCAGGGCGGCACTGTTGGCGGGCAAAGCACTCAGCCGGTGTTCCGCAATACCGCAGGCAACGTACTCAGCGGCGCACTAGGCGGGGCAGAGCTTGCTGGAATGATACCCGGTATGGGTGGTGGTATGGGCGCTGGACTTGGCGCCTTGGCTGGGCTTTTAGGTTAGGGGTTAGGGCATGAGCGTTTACGACAGATTTAGCCGACTGCTTCAAGGCCGAGCGACTATGCCGCAGGCAAACATTACGCGTCCATATCAAGTTCAA